TATCTCACTACTACTTATACTACCTGCACCAGTGTCTGGCAGGGTGATCATGCCATAAACCTGAAGATTCGTTTGTCCTACATCTTCACCGTTATCAGCGTCATAGAAACGAAGAGCATTGCGACCAGTGGATCCCGAATTGACCTTTAGATGTCCACTAGCATCAGTAAAATTTGCTAACCTCGTCCCATTATTGTCGAGAAGAATTTCTCCTGTGGCAGAGCGTAACGTGATCGATCCGGATGATCTAACCTCGAGCGGACCAGAACTATTCTTTATCCTTGCGCTTGGTCCATTAATGGTAAATTCTGCAGTGGAATTGATAAGGTCGTTATTTTCATCGAGAGCGGTGACATCAACTACCTTAAAACTGTAGATTGTATTTTCGTTGACGTCTGTCAAGATAACTAAACCTTCATCCTGGCCAGCACCCGTACCAAGGGGCGAAAGATATATGTTTCCTCCTCCCTTCAAGGTAGTATGTGTGGGAGTGATGACCTTATGATGGTTGGTGGTGGTGCTCAGGGTGGTTGTGACAACACCAGCGCCAACGCCATCAAACGCTGGGCCGGCATTGCGTAATTCAAAGTCTCCGCTTTGTGATTCAATGTGTATATCACCTGTGGAGGTCATCGTGTAATTTCCAATGACATCCAATACATTAGATCCACCAAGGGTGTAAGTAAAACGGTTGACCGGAGCATCATCTACTGTGCTACCATCCCTAAGAACAACAGTATTGTCATCAGTATCAAAAATTATGCTGCCAGTAGCATCAACGAGGAAGTCTCCTGTGGGTGAGAAGGAAGTATCACCGTTTGACGTTGAGGTGAGTGGACCTGTGGTGTCGATTCTACCCTGACTCGCATCAAATACTGCTTCGATTTCATTGATGGCACCCACAACATTACTTGAGTTAGTGGTTGTCATAGTAGAAAAGGTGCCGCCGCCTTGTCCATGTAGGTCTTCATCAAGTTCCCGTATTGCATCAATAAGGGTGTACGCAGTTGTTGTTAGTCCGTATACTTTCTCAAAGGTAGAACCTTCTTGAAATGGACCAATCGCAGAGTCAAGATAGGATAAGTCGGAGTCGAGTTGCATTCTTCCATCATTTAGTTTATTGACTAATTGTTGGAAAGTGTCTGTTGTTTGATAAACAGGTTGTGGTATTGGTTGCCATAGAATTGATGCCATTTTATTTTCCTATCATCCCTTGTATAAGTTTTTTTAGTTCCGAGATCTCACTTCTTAAAGAAGAGACATCATTTTCTAATTTGTCTTGCACATTCTTTCGTTTTAGATAATTTTCTCTAGTTGCTCTGGCAATGGAAATCTCTTGTTCGTTTGTATTTATAATAGTTCCTGTTTCTATGTCCTTATACCAACCAGAATGTCCCTCAACTTTTATGTATCTGCTGGACATTATATTAGAGCAATGGCACGAATAGAGTTTATCACAGGGGACTCACAGGTGTTTGTGGTACGCAGTACAACCTTTACTTGGAAGGTGACGAAGTCATCTAAGTCTGCTGAGGTCGAAGTTTGTCCAATTCCAGCAAGGTATCGGTACTCAGCAAACGTCATCTGCTCCACTTCTGCATTCCGCAATGCAGAAGGTGGTGTGTTCTGACTAGGAAGTAGAACCCAATCTCTTTCATACAGGTTATCATCTAATTCTGTCCCAACTCTATAATATAGATCTAAATCTGCGGCAGGTGGTTTGTAAGCATCAACCAGTATACGCAGACCTTTCGCTGCTTGCTTCAAAGTGACAACCTTTGTTATGTGCTTCGATGCAGATGTGCCTGATAATGGGGCAGTCTCAGGAACAAAGTTTGCTGGTTTGTTGCGACCGCCAAGAGCAGTATCTGCATTGTCGATATCGGCAAGGACTTGGTTATCTACGACGTTGTTGACTAGAAGCATATTTATTGACTGCATATCTATCATCGGAGAAACGTCAGAAACATATCCAGATGCAGTCTGTGCTGGGGTGGGGTCTCCAAATGTCGATGTTTGTGTAGAAGAAAACTCCGCGCTGATCACAATGGAGGCCGCAGAGTCGTTGAGGGGTGCGATACTGTACCATTCTTGATTCAAGTTTCCAACATACTTCGGGGTATCGAAAAACAGGTTTGTTCCATTTTGCATAATAGTGTCGCTGGGGTCTTCAGTAAAGCGCAGGTCTTGGGATCCACTTAGTGCACCATTTGAGTGACTGAAACCGCTAATAAAGTTAGAAGTATACTTTATTGTAGTTTCTTCCACCAGCAAGTCTTGATAGTTCAATACTGCAACATCAATCGGGAAACCTCTATTGGTCTCTAATGATGTTGAACCGAAGGTGCCAGATTGGGCGTCGAACGCAGAATCAAGTGTAACATAGTATCCATTAACGTCCGGATCTTCAACTACATTAGTAGAATTTATTATAGAACGACCCAATACACCATAATATTTTGATGCATCACCTTCGAGGTTATCAGCAAAATTGGGGAGACCTTCCATACCAACCTTGTCACCTACACCAAGACCATGACCTTGGTGGGATACACGGAAGCGGTTTAGGTTACTAGTGTCGACAGAAAGACTTGTATCGTAGTTGTGGCGATGTTTCTCAATTGGGTTGCTGTAGAAGTTTGCTCTACCCTCAGATTTGAACTTTGCAGTGTAGATACGATATGCCATATCTTGATTCTGCTTTGGAGTCCATGTGGAACCATTCTGTGAAAGGAACAAAGAACCATTCGCTGGTTGCTTGTTCACACGTTTTGAAGTAGAACCCAAAATCAAATCATATGTAGAAGCGACATATGCTTCATAGTTGTCTGTTTCGGCCAATAGTACGAATGCATACTCATCACCAGAACGCAGATAGACTGGTTCTTTGAATTCAAAGGTGACTGGGTGTTCCAGTGGGCCGCCTTGATTTTTAGCGAGAGTTTGCGTTTGTCCATTGATAGCACTCCAGCACTCATCAGCAGTTTTATAGACACTGTGCTGTTCGCTGACGATCTCGCGGTCTGGGACACCTGCAATGACAGGGCGTAATTGGAGTTGAAGAGGTATCGATAAGTCTTGTCCTCCATTTGTGGCAGTCCTTGGTGCCTTATGTAAGAAGATGTCTATCTTCGTCACAAATACACCAGGATCACCTTCTCCGCCGTCCACCGTGAACGTCTGGGCCAGTGGGTCTCTTGGTACCCATCTAACCCAGTCGTTATTAGTCGTGGTGACGCTACCAGTGACGTCAGCTTCACCAAAAACGTTCTTGTAGGAGATTGTGCGAGTGGTAAGGAAGGATGATTGCATAACGTTCACACTTCCCGTGGATGTAAAAGTTGTGCGCGCAAGCGAGAGTGCATCAGATTCATTGTTAACAGATATATCAAGAAGTTTAATTGGTGCTGTGCCGCAACGGAATTTCCATCCATTCGCATTCATAGCAGCTGCTGAATTCGCGCCATAGGTACTGGCATATCTTTTTTGATTATTCTGCCATTTCTGCCATTCCTGCTGTGTGTTGAACTGGGTGGAATTAGGAACTGAAACTCGAGCAGTGTTCGGGATCCATAACTGGAAATACAATTCGCCGTTTGCGTCGGTTATCAGTTTTTGGTTGGCGTTGATTCCAGACGTAATAGTACCTGGACATCGAACCATATTTACGTTTGTGGGTGCTAGTGCGGTCCTATGTTTTCCAGCCAATAGTGCAGACGCGTGTGCTGTCTTACCGAGGTCGATACACCACTGTGACATATTTATGCCACGCATAAATGGCCAGTAACGGGTATTTGGACGCAGACCTTCTGCAGATGCGAATACTCTCTTTTGACGCATAAATGGGATAGAGAGTACCGCGACTCTCCTCTCTCCGGTCTTGATAGTGGATGACTGGCTGGAGACGAATTCGTTCTCGACTGCTTGCGAAAGAGTAGCTACGCCAACGACGGTTTGAGTTCTCATGGTCTGTTCTTCGAACACCCCATGCCTACCTCTGGGTATGCGGCGGCCACGCGCGCGGATCCAGGTGCGCGTTGCTGTGCGGGTCATGGTAATCGTCCTTGGTACCAGTTTTTCTCCGATTTGCTTATAGATTGGCGAGGCATTTGTGTGCAGATCTGGTAGTCGGCGTTGGTCGAACCATGTGTCGGATGCTGGGCGCAGGCGCAGCATGCCTTCTCCTAGAAATACATTGAATGGGTTGACATTATAATAACCATGCTCCTCAGCATCATCTCCACTTTTCCAAGAAATCATTTCTTGTTTCATAGAGGGGTCGCACACATGATCGTATTCAAGTAGAAGGTTTTCTGTTTTGACAACTAGTCCAGAATTACTTGGCAGTCCAGATACCCCAGCACCACGAATCCCTATTTTGTCTCCGGCGACGTCATATTGGAACCCAATGCTCTCTAGTGCTAACTTTCCGTGGACTGTATTAGTGTCCTCATCATAGGAAGAAGTTGCAAAAGAAGGATCATCGAGGAAGTCATTGCCTATTGTTGATGCTGTCAGAGCCATGCCTTTCGCAAAGTCATCTACAAAGAGACCTGTCTTCGACCGTAAAGTTCCATCTGGTGCGAGTTCAACAAGGTTGCTTGCTTCATTTTCTAGGGCATTCAGAGATGTAGTCTCTTCAACCCTGGAAACTCTTCGTGAAATTGCCTCTATGTCGCTCATCTGATATCCGCGATATTCTCGACGGTTAAACATAATGTCAGTGGCACCTTTCGTGTTTCCAGGAAGTAAGATATCAAACAAGACCATCTGGTTTTGCACCTCTCCTGGAGATACTACATTCTGGGATTCCTCCCCTTGGTTGATAACTATCTGAGGTTTAAAGGACTCATCATATGTCAATGCAACGTGGTCTACACGAGAGTTGTAGAATTCCACGTCATACTCGATAAGGCCACCGTCTCGAGGAATTTCGAGAGTCGAACCTAAGAGCGCACTGGTGAGGTTTTTGCTCTTAGTGCCACGGAAGTCTATACAGTCATGCAGTTGAAAAAATTCTCCGGTGGATTTTGATGTAAATGATGGTATGTCTGCATAAGCAAATTCATCATCGAGGACATAAGAATTGGCAGAGAAATAATCTCCGGTTGCACTGTGTGTAAAGTATGCAACTTTCGCATAAATAACCAGAACATGATCCTGGACACCATCTGCCTTTATCTGGATTGGGCCATAGAAGTTGTCTCTCTGTCCACCGTCAAAAGTCAACTGGTGCGTCACTTCTGGTCCCATAAAGGACTCGTATGTATCATGCTCTTCGCTGGTCGGTCCAAAACCACTGTTATCTATCCAATCTGGGTGGCCGGAGATCCAAATGCCGCGTTCGCGTGCTTTCACCAACTCTATTCCATCAAAGAGGGTTGAATAACCAGCGATCTCAGCCTTGAATGTATCTTCGCCAGCAGTGCGGGTGAATGGGGCCCATGCCTCTGTATATGTTTTTGTTTTTGGGGAGAGTCCAGTTTCTCCGCTTTTCTCTACATAGTATATTATCTGGCATATATCAGTAGCAACTACACCATTCGCAGAAGGGACAGTTATTATCACATTGTTGGCGGCACTTGTGTCGATGTCAGCAAACGGTATATCAATGACGGCACTCGTGGTGTTGTTAATTATGATCCAGTTTGCTGTATCGATAAAGGATTCGCCACTGAAACATGTTAGTGTCAGTTTAAGAATTGCGTTGGCATCTGCGTCGGTGCCTGCTACAATTTCCTGTTGTGCCATGCGTTGCACAGGTATCTTTGTCGGAATCAATGATTTGACACGACCACCAGGAACTCGGAACAAACTGGTGTTTATTTGGGGTTCGGTGATATACAGATTACCATTGTGTCCCAGCGAGTTGCCGCCAAGATTAGTTGGGATAATCCCGTCAAGAGGGGTGTCGAGGTGCATCAAAGCGTTCAGCGAAGACACCGAACCGTCGCCTGTGCTCGATCGAAGTTTCCTTACCAGACGGAAATTCTTACCAGGATCCATAGATATATCTTTCAGGTATACACGGTAAGCATCTGAGTCTAACCTTCCTGTAGAAACGAGGGTCTTCAGGTGGGCAGTACCAACAACATTGCCGCCGAGACCATCAACACCATCAGAATCGATCAAGTCTATGGAATGATTCACCGAATATCTAGAACCTGGGGCGTCCGTTGCGTTTCCAAAATCAAGTTGTGATAAGTTTATATCTCTAGTGTCATAACCCAAAGATATATAGTTTTTATAACCAACCTCCAGTTTCTGGGCCTGCTCTGCTACATAGGTGAGAGGTTTTGGAATTACAAACTGAGCAGGGATTTGATGTTGGAGACGATATCCGTCAAGGAAGGCAATCGGAGCAACCCCATTTTGTACAGCTGGCACTTCATACAGTAAACTATTAATGTCGTCTGCATCATTGAACTGTATATCGAAGTCATTGACAATAAAGTTTCCGTGGGTATCAAAGTGGCGTTTTGCCATACGACTTTCGTTCTGATTGAAGTTGTCAGTTCCTTCTTTGATCTGTATAATCTTAGAAGCACGAACAGTAGCGAATGTAACGAAGTCTTCTTCATCGGGAACAGATTCACGCGTGGCCAAGATCATCCTAATACGGTAACGATCTGCACCTGGACTAGAAAGGTTGGGGCGTGTGCCTTGATTATCATATAGTGCATCATCGTCAGCAGTTGTGACTATATCTTGTTTAACTTGGAAACCGACTTGAGCGTCGGCGTAATTGGTGAACTTAGAGATTGCAATCGTTTGTTTAGAAACATGAACGAAGTGACCTTGTGTATAGAAATCAGCACGTTGCATAGAAAAGAGGACGCCTTTACCTGTAGATTGGGTACTACTCGGAGCAGGTTGTGTTCTCACATAAACCGAAGCCAGAAGACCAGCACCGCTGTGCGATATATTTGTCAATTTCTCTTGATCGTTGAATGTTAAAAAAGAAGTCTGCACATCACTATTGGTGACTTCTTGTCCAGCAGAAAGATAACGTCCATACAACGCTTTCGCGTTTAAATTTGCGTCTATGTCGGGAGCAGGTTCAATATGTGATACTTGAAAAACAAGTCCACCTGTTCCTATTCCTGCTTCTCCCCTAAACACAGCACCAATGTAATCTTCATCGGGAACAAATAACCGCTCAACAATAACATAATCCACTATGTCGGTGCCTGCGCCCGATGACTTCGGCGAAACAGCAGCACCGTCCATGAAGAGGTTGTTTGCCATACGAGTTATCTGTCTTTGCAGAATAGTCTGTAATTGGTTTAACTCTCTTCCTTGAAGTGCACGTCCAGAATTGAAGAGGATTTTGTGATAGCCTGCGCTATCCAAAAAGTCGTCTTTATATGTTCCTGAAAATGTTGATCCTGTAAACTGGTTTGCCATTCTTAATTTCCTTTAGAGGTCAATTACAACCTTGATATCTTCTGTTTGATCTGCATCGCGAGAAACTGCTGTTCTATTATCTATGTATAATATCTCTCCGGAGAAATTATCAACCTCAGCAGGGCGCAGTATTGGCATATCGTTGACTGCGTTAGCAATCGTGGTTGCGCTTCCACCGCCACCAGACACCGTCACGTCTGAGTTGCTGTCGAATGGCATATATCCAGTTTCTCTTGTTTGATGAACATACAAGATACCGTTTCCATCGTAATAGTCTATGGTTGCGTTAACGGATGGACTACTAACTTGACTGACAGACTGGTCACCAGTTATATTTATGGCATTCAGGGTGGTAGTAGTAACATGTAGTGCTTTAGATGCTCGCAGAGTTGATGCTCTAGCATAAGAGTCTTCACCCGTTAGAGGAAAACTACCATACTGAGCAGAATCTCTATGTGGGTTGCGTATTATACCAATCTGGCGGAAGTCATTTGTGGTTGGGAAATCTTCATTCTCACTGCCAGTGAGTTGAGTGGTGAACATAAGGGCAGTTGAATTTAAGTCAATGATTGGGTTGCCACCCATGCCAGAGTCATGAGAAACGATTGCGCGCAATACTGCACCACTTCCACCCCCACCGCTGACGAATATAGATGCGTCGGTGTAATTTTGACCGAAAGTAAAGGCAGTATCTACGAAAGCGTTTTTCATAATAACATCAGATATTCCTCCGTCATTAATCTTGGCGGCGGCAATAGCTCCCGTGGCGACGGGGTGTCCGTCCTTGCTGAGGTTCGTGGTCCCTTTGGCGATAACACCTTTGCGTGGGACACCTTTTATAGTTATGGTGGGTGGCGATACATAATCCCGTCCAGGATTATCTATTGCAATTCCTATTAGTTGTCCAGGTATTGCTCCTGCCTGAATCGATCTTTGGTTTAGTCGGGATATAGATAGGTCGTCGGCACTCGGGCCGCCATAGGCGAGATCAACAATGCGCTCTACTGGCATATATGCTGATGTTAAAAACTTTCGAGATAACTCTGCACCAATATTGTACATGTACTTCCAAAAGTATCCATCATCACCTGCGGGAAACACCCCATCTGCTGTGTTAGTTGGTTTATATAAAGATGGACGGGCAACACCAGAGACAGTCTTGCCTTGTTGCACACAAATGAAGACATTGTTTTCGTCAGTTAGAACATAGTAGGGGTTAGGAATAATACTATTGCCAGTTGTGGCACCTATAGTTGTATTAGAGTTATACTGCGTAGACCATGCCTCATAGAAGTTACCAGAATTCCAAGAGTGTCTCGGGACAACATATGACACATCGGTAATTAGTTTCATTGCCTGTATGCTTGAACGAAATTTCAATTCTTCATCCGCAGCAGAAGTCGGTGTGGGTGGATCTGCTTCATCAGGCCATTCGCTACAACGTCCAATGGCCAGAAAGTGGCGGTCAGAATCCGTATTTACTTCAATGCCAATGTTCTGTGTTCTGTCGAATACTTTCTTCAACATCTCACGTTTTATTCTATCGGTAATTGTCGCTGTCATTATTATAGTGTCCTTAATTTCTATCTATGTGTTTATTTATACGCATCCAGGGTGTTTATTTCTAAAGAGGATAAGTTATATAACTTATCTCTTATAGTTAATACACTACCCAATCATCTACGGGATTGTAGTGATCATATCCCGTTCCACCAGACCATTTATATCTAACCCAGAGATCGCCTTCTTTAATATATTTCGCACTACCCCCGACAATATTCGATGTCGGTACACCATTGCTGTATGTCCACTCCTGGGCAAGCTTTGCGCGTTTCACATTCTCTCCACCAAATCCATCGTTATCATACCTCCAATGCTTGTCCGATATCATCATCCCAGTTTCGGTGTTAAAAACTTCTTCGCTGTATATACCCAATTTTTCGTCGTCGGTAATTGCGGAGCCGTCTTTTGCGACCACGGTTGTCGGATCTATATAAAACTCCCTCAATCTAAGCACACTCTCTGCATTTACAACATCATAATACTCTTTTTTGGTTTGAACGCCGAAGTAATCAGTATAGTTCCGCGTGCTTCGTTTTCCGTTGAGATATAAACTAGAGGAAATTACTCCTTCACTATAATGAAACTCAATCATGGTCGCTTCAGGCGCAGCCAGACCAAGTGCCTCGGTTGTGTATGCGGGGGTGCCGTCGGTAACAACAACCCACAATTCAATTATCCAACTGAAGTCGCCTGGAATCTCTTCTAAGATGTCTAGTGTCTTAGTAGTGGTGGTGGTGATCTCGTTACTAATCTTGCCTTCTAACCCGTTATATTCGACAGATGTCGCAGTGTAAACACCAGCTGGGAGAGATATGGTTGCTCCAGGGTCTATAGTTGCACTGCCACTAACCAGTGGTTGCCCATCTTTGAAGATACGATAACCTGCTGTTTCCCAGTGGTTTTCTCCAGGAATCAATTGTATTTGTCCGATGATGGTTGGATGTTCCCGAAGGTGTGGGGCATCAGGTTTGCGCACGACCACAACATAAGCGTCTGTCAGATTCTGGTGGCGGAGGTCACCAGAACTGGGGTTGAATTTGGTATCGTCCATGTAGTTGGGTCTATTGCTAGCGTCACGGTCTTGTTCTGCTAAGATACGAGAATCGAGAAGCGTAAGAGGTTTTCCTGCCTCTACACCATACACCTTGGTAGTGTACTTTCCTCGTTCAATCCCTTTAAAGGATGTTGGTGTTTTACTAGAATATCCAATAACTTCTGACTCAAAAACTAGATCACCACTTTCTGGAAAATTAGCAGTAGACAAAACCGTAATGTCATCGTCTGACCGACCTGTTGGAATAGTGGGGCGGGTGACCGCTTTGCTCTCGAGATCAAAGTTGCTAACAAGACAAACCTTTGTTCCGTCAGGACTACCTTTGGCATCTTGGTCGTAAGGTTCAGAAACATCTCCAGTGCCAGAAGGATATACTATTTTAGAATATCCATGGGACATTTCCCAGTGACCCCCTGTCCTTAGATCTAAAATCGTCCCGCGTGATACTATCCACCTTCCACTATGACCACATGGTCCTGGGTCAGAGGTTCTTGCGTTGGCCAATTTGTTCATATCACTTGGATAACTTTCATTCCATTTACGTCCTTGTGCCTGAGAGTTTCCTACCACGTGGTAGGATCCATCACCATTCCAGGATTGATGTCCTGCTTGAATGAAAATCGTGCCGGTGCGCATATTTGTACCATCAAGGTCGGAGTGAGTTCGACTGGGAGTGAATGGTTTTCCTTGGTCTACACCTCTCAATTTGTTCCTCATAATGACGACGGGGTGGTTTCGGCTGGGGAGAGGACGACTTCCTGTACCATCACCAAATCTGACAGGTTGTGAGGTTGAATCTGGAAGAATTTCCATAAGCACAGAAACCCTTTCCTGTCCAGGAATCGAGAGATAGTCGCCGGAACTCTGCTGTTCGCTTGAGCGGTAACGCTGGACACCATATAAGTATGTATCATCACTATTAGTCTCGCCCAGTTCCTCAACACCATAAGATATGGTGGTAAGTTCTCCAGTCTCTACAACAAACCGTTTAACTTCCAATCCTGATGGAGCAGTAGTCTTATACACGTCCTCTCCGTTTCCAGTGCGATGCACAAAGAAGAGCGTGTTGCTAAGGTTCGCCCAGCGTGGGGCCATGCCGGAGTCTATTCGAAACTCCTTGTCTAATTCGAGGTCAATAATCCAAATTTCGATGCTGGCCTTGCCACCAGCGGCGGAATAGTTATCAGAACCTGGGCCAGTTGTCCAACGTTCGATACATATATATCTTCCATCAGGACTCCAACACTGAGTGTTGTGGTAGTTTATGTAGTCTCGTATAGATTTATCTTTTGTCAGTCTCCATAAAGTATTAGGCGTGCCATCTAGAGTCGCGCGACTTGTATCTGGGTCTGTAAATTCTGTTCTGAAATATCGCCCTGCAGGTATCGGGGAGGGGAGATCTCTTAGATAATTTGGATAATGCACATAGTCTATACTAGTATCTCTGTCCCCGCCTTCTTGGTTGTTTATAAGATAAACACCATGGTATGTTGCTAAGAACAAATCAGGACTATTAGTTTCTACATTATATGTGTCAGAGAATGATGTGCCACCCTCAGCGTCGGTCAGGGGTATCAGGGTAAGTGCCGATTGGTTTGTAGATGATACAAGAGAAGACCCACCAACAGGTCTTATTCCTGCGTAACATTTTAATACGCCTTGATCTAGATCCATTCGTAAGCGTAAAGAAGTTCCGTCAACATGTGGGTATGCTGCGCTGATGCCGACAAGATTCAAGTCTTCGCTTTGTTGTCCAACCTCAAAAAGAGCAAGGAAGGAGTCTGTGCCACTAGCACCAGAATACCACACGAAACTTAAACCAAACGCAGTGGTGTTGACATTAACGCAGACTATGGGTCCAGCAGAGTTTCTATGGTCACCAGACCACTCTGCTTGTGCAGATAAATTAGCATTTAAAGTATCTTTGTAAGCAACTGCCCTAGATGTTCCTATCTGCGAGGGTGTTGGGATTGTCCAGTTTGTTCGTTCCCTGTAACTAGCATCTGGATCGCCATTCACGCCTTCTACTGTTATGGCGTCCCAGTGGGAGGAAAGTTGATGCGCGGAAGAATAAAGAGTTAGATTTCCTTTCACATTTCCGCTTAATATCAAACCCTTGCTAGTATTGCCATCTCTTCCCACAGGAGTTACGTCGGTTGGCCAGAAGTTCCAGATGTCAGCAAGTTCCCCCTCTCCAAAGTTTCCAGCAGCAAAGAATTCCTGGTTTGCCGACTGCACGTGGACTGTTGGTTGTCCCCCAATATCTCGATCAGGCAAAGTATTCACCGCCTTATATGGACCAAAGTCGTTAAGTCCAGTGGATCCAGGTTGGAATGCTATGTTATTCGAGGATGTGTTAAATGTATTTCCGGTGATTTGGAAATTATATCCTCTGATCGGAAGCGTGTTTAACGTTACAAACACGGGGAAGTAATTGTTCCTGCTTGCGTTTTGGTTTATGCCGCCGAAAGCAATATTGAATGTGTTGTCCTTGATGGTGATATTTTTAGGACGTTGCGGCACAGTAGCGAGTCCGTGTTGAAATCCGCCACGAGGAGACACATTATATTCTTTGGATTCATCGGTGAAAATACCTATTAACTCGAGACGAGAAGTATCTGTTCCAGAAGTAAATGTGCTATTTTTGATCTCGATATTTTGCGCATCATTCCTGATAGATATACACATCCTACCAGGATTAGTAACAACAGCTCCTTCAATCAGTACGTTTCGTGAATCGTTTATGCCAAAGGCTCCTCCGTAATTCTGAGAAGCATCATCGTTAATACTTTGATGATTTCTTATAGTGACATCTCTAGCATAGTGCCCGACAGAAATTCCAACTTGGTTATTATCGTGGGTAATATTTCCTTCTAGTGAGATACTAGTTCCGGAAGTAATGTCGAACCCGTTCTCTGCACAAGAAAAACATATATTATTCAGTGCTCTGTGATTATCCCCGATATCATCCGTGCGCCCGAGTCCATCATTGAATACATCGTCTACATATTCGCTATTGGCGTGATAGAAAATTCCATCATTATTTCTTGTTCTACCCACTATATTATTCTGAACCAGAGTATTGCTTATTGGATATGAATAGTTCGAATTAGGCCAGTTTCCATTGCTGCCCATCAACCCTATACCACCATTCTGGGTATCTAATATTACACAATCTTGGAGTATGTATCGAGATCCTTGGGATAAAATTACGCCAGTTCTGGTTTCTCTGATGAAACAATTCTGAATCGTTATATCGTTACACCAATCCTCAACTTGTATGAGATCATCGTCTATATCACGAACGACACCAGCACCGGCGGTTCGAATACCTGGACCAGCAGCATGCGATAGCGATAGACCGTCAAAGGTCATATGCTTAATACGTTTCAAACTGAAGATCATGTTTTCCGAATATTCTAGGTGATGGGCGGTGTCGCCCAATAGGACATCGTCGACCTTGGGTTTGTAGTAGAGTTTGGTCGAGTCTTTCCACCATTCTCCCTCTAAAAGACTATCAGCGGCGAGTCCTGGAAGTAGTCTTCCTAATCCAACTACTCCGTCATCCGTCCATTTTGTGTATGTACAACCATACAGTTGGGTTGATGTAAAATCTGGGAATGGATTAGCGACTTCCCAAACATCAGTGTATGTTAAGGATTCATACCAACCCGTCAGGTGGAGACTGCCTACGATATATGCATTGGTATACTGAGTTGTTGGGCGATCTGGATCATTTCGCGTGTGTGCCTGAGAATCTGGATCACCGAAAGAATTATTGGATTCAGTGCTGTGCCTGTTTTATTACTGACATAAAGATAATCAGTACTGGGGCGGTCGTGAACACGATATGGGTTCGATGGTCCATTATCAATGAGGACTGTGGTATATCCAGGAACCAGCGAGCGCATGGCATGGTCGATGGTGGCGTAAGGAGCCACGCTGGTTCCTGGATTAGTATCGTCGCCCGTAAGATTATCAACGTACAACGTGCCCAGCATTACTGCCTGTGTTCCAGAAACTGTTGGTGCAACAGTTTGAAGATCTCCAGTAGAATAAACTCCTTGAAAGTTTCCCCCATATATTGGTGAGTTGGTTTGAGGGTGTAGGATGTTATAGTACCAAACATCTTCATCGAGTAAGTTGATTGTGTTGGACATATCAGGTCCACGTGTTGGTCCACCGTCAACAGATTCTTCATCCAGTGTTCGGGCATTGACATCATCAGCGCGAGCGAGGTTGTTATACTGCGTGTGCCAGTTTTCTACTGAATAAATATCCATTTGGTCATTTACCCTAGTCAGTATTCTATAACCGTTTGGTCCTGGTCCGATCTCGAGATAAGAAGTAGTGTGTAACCCATACCCTCCTTGTTTGAGCATTACACGGGCCATCTCTTGTATAAGGAGTGGTGGTGGTGGTTGGATTGTAGCATTGGACATCGACCCCAACCCAAGACTGATCTGCCATATCACCCCAGTGTCTAGGTCTTTCTTCTTCGGATAAACATCGACATAGGAGAATATCGACCTTAGTGAGATTTGCCCAGACAAGAACATTCCAGCTGGGTGCACAAAAGTCTTATATGCATCTTTCCATATGTTAACAGATAAAGGAGTAGATATCATGAGACCGTATAACTGATAAAACTCATTATCTGTTATTTTCTTGTTTGTCGCGTCAGAACCAATTGTGGTGTACGATCGAAGTTCTGTTCTTATTCTGAGTCTCACTCCCGTAGGAAGAATACCCAACTTGGTGTTAATGCCGTCGTCAGCGACAAGTCCGGCGTGGGGTAATAATGTGACCTTCCTATTTGAATAATCAACAGTGTAGTGTTTTCCAGCAATCAGTTGAGCGAATTCGCCATAAGTGGATTGAAGGGCAGCGGGGACTTCACAGATGATATTGAAGTCACCATTGGGAAATGTATAGTCGAACATAGATTCACCAGCGGCGATGCCCACATACTCGAGCATCTCAGAAGAGGGTTCGCCGATGATAAACATTTCATCCCTGCCATAATTCACCTCAATGTCAACAGAAAAGAAAATGCGAAAGAACTGCTTAATGGAGAACTCAGTACCTTTGGAGCGATACAACAAACTGGAGTATTGCAGGGCAGAACGTTTATCTGCAAATGCTTCAAAATATGGTTTGCCCAGAAGGAGTTCGCTTGCTATGAAAGAAAGAAACTCTGCTCTAGTTTGTATTATGTCCCTCGCAACCATGAGTTCTTTAATTTTAGAAACAGGATTTGTTTTATCCTCTAGACTTTTGTAGTATGCCTGGAGGAAAAGAACTAAATTGGGATACTTTTCATCAAAGTGCTCGGGTAGAGCATCATAAACATCATATCGCTCGAACGTAAGGTCTCTACGATTTAAATCAGTGAGTGTTTTATCAAGAGACATTTATATTACCTTGTTTCGACGACGATTGGGGTGGCGAAAGATGTATCCGTTACTGTGTCAAATTCTATTATGTTGTTCCTAACAGAGTTTATAACAGACTGGTTGGCGGGAACACCAAACATCTGTATAAAATTAACAGATCCTGCTATGTCTTGCACTCTTAATCCAGTGATAGAAATGGTGCCCAGTACATCATCATATGTACCAATGTTGTCTACCACTACCTGTCCTGTGCTAACTCCCACCACCTGTAAGACATTTGATGGTTGTGAACCATATTCTCCGCTCGCGGCAACAGTCCTTTGGTCTAGTTTGTTTCTGATGAAAACACTGCCGCCATTATATGTGAAATTAGATGACCACACCGTCTTTACAGTTGAGAGTTCAGGATCTCTAAGAGCAGCAGGGAAATTAACCACATAGTCTCGAGTAGTTAACAGCTGAGGGATTATTCTTCTACTCAGGATAATATTGGCACGAGAAGATAACACAGATGGATCAGCAGCATCCACCTCTGTCAGCAAGTTTGATAGTCTGAATGTTTGTGAGAACTTTCCAGTGTTATTATCAAAATAATCAGAGACTGTATCTAGAACCGTCTCGCGGATTTTCGAAGAAGACAATCCCGTCAATGCAGGATTGAACTGATAAAAAACTTCAGTAGAAATATAAGTCACGACAGGATCGGTGAATGTTAGTTTGAATGATGCTATTTGAAACTGGTCGGATAAATCTAATATGCCCTGTCTCGTATTGGCCAGGGTCGTAGCATTTATATTATCTTTCCAGACAATTGAAGTAAACACAGTACCATAATCAGGGTCTGGGTTATCTTCACCACCCCAAGATTGGATATCCTTTATGAAAGGAGAATATTTCTTTAAGATCAAGGAAGAATAATCATCAGCGGTCACCATTCTATTCTGTGCGGCAAATTGGAATGGGGCATTCTTTCTAATTGATTCTATTCCTTCTTTGGGGGTGCCTCCCGATGCTTGATTTATTACACTGATACCAACTTTGTCGGGTTCTATCGCTATTTCCCCAAGGTAAAGATCTGCTGTTAAAGATAGTGAGGCAATCCCGTTGGGTTCAGACCCGTTTGTTCGGAGATAGTCAACCTCAATAACGTTTCCTGCTTGTGGGGTCAGTCCCAAAGAGGTGCCATTACCAAAGGAAAGTTCAAAGAAAGTGTTAGGCGATTCACGCAGAACATATAGACGAGAACCAGAACTGATTGTAGACGCGTCTAAAAGATTTGTATACACCGAGTATTCTCCATTCTCCACATTGGCAGAACCTTGGTTCTCAAAAACTTTAACAATTGCTGTTGAGATGTCGATATCTTTATCGGGAATAATATATATAGAATCTGCAGAATTGCCAACAATGAATTGTACCTTCTGCGGATCTCCTTCATATAATAAGATAGGATCGTCTGGAGAAGAAATCGGATGAAATGTAAAAACACCAGTACTTTTATCTGCTCTGAGACTGGTTCGGTTAGTATATGTGTAGTCTATCCTATCTCGTGTGCCGCGTGTAGACAGCTGTCCTGGAGTAATTGTTATAGCGGTAGGGGGGAGTCCAGCAACTCCAGTTGCGTCGATTGTCAGTTTTACGGTTATCACAGAAGACTTCTTCGAATCAGGAACATAACCCAATCCTTCTGCAAGAGAAACAACAGATGGTCTCAATTGTGCAGTCACAAGAAAGGACTCATTCAATGCAAAGTTTGTCTGTAGGGCATTGTAGTGTGTGTTATATGCTAACACATCAAGTATATTATTTAGAGCAGAACCTTCAAAATCAAAGTCATTAAATTCTTCACCCGATTTCAGGAATTCTTTTAGGGATTCTTTTATGTTCTGGAAATCTAATTCGGTAGATTTTATTGTGGTGCTCATTATCGAAACCTATTTAATTGTACAGAGGTGGAGAATCCTTTATTATTTATATCAAATTCAATCACGATTCTTATGGTGTTGTCGAAGTGG